CATCGATTTCTTTTCCCAAAATATTATCATCTAATTTCTTTTTGCCTATAATCACAGTTTTATCATCAACTTTGATGTATACCGTCAATTCTAAATTCTTCATTTTATTCACCGCCTTTGCTGATTGGGATAGATTTCCATTCTTAATATATTCATCACAATCACCCTTCTTTAATTTACAAAGTATTCCGTAAAAATATGGATACTACACAGAAAACTAATACCATTATTATCGACACTATAGTAAAACCACAACTGAATATGTTGCAATCCGATTCACAACTACCCATAAAATCACTCCATACTCCAATAATAGATAGGAATAATAAAGAAATTCCATATACTGCTAAAGCATCCCATACATTGATGAACCCTATAGTTATAGCCACTTCATTCACTCCTTCCTATATTCGATTTGTATAAAGAAATGGATTAGAATATCTTCTTGACATACTCTCACCGCCTATAGAGGCGGGAGACTTATTGCAGAATCAGGTTAAAATTCACATCCTCGTTCGTGACAATTATTACAATTCATAAAATCTCTATTAAAAATCTCTGGAACAGTTTTAGCTAATTCTTTCTGAATCATTTTGGCAAGTTCCTGATGTTCTGGCATTGCCCGTTTACACATACGCTTAGGTAAGTATTCATACCAAGAACGGAAATTCCCAGTAACAACGAAAGTGTATTCAGCGGCTTTAGGCAATAGGTATGCAGCATCCTGAGGCTTAACCCCACTATCGAGGATGTCTTTATAATTAACCATAGCCTGTTCTATATACTTATCTAAATCTGGTCGTCCAGTCTTATAAGTAGTAGTTAATTCCGAACCACGAGAACTCTGAACCGTAAACGACAGATGACGATGACGAGTTAGCTGGAGCAACACCGATGTCGAACACGTCACCTCAAATGTAGCTGTGCAATGTTCAAGCACTGATAAGTGTCCTGATTTAATTGCCCCCTTTACTGTCTTTTCTCCAACTCCACGCTGGTAACATTCTCCCATAGCTTTTCTGGTTAGCTCCATATAATTGGGAGTTACCTGCAATAATTTAACATTTGGCATCTATATCATTCCTCCAGACTATCTTTGACCACCGAACATACAAAGAAAAGTGAAATACTATCAAAGCATCCTACTAGCAACAGCAACAACGTTCCTTTCATGTCAAATGTCGGGAAAGAAATAATAGGGGGTATAAGGATGAAGTTAAATACCACTACGGCGGACATGAAGAATACGCAGAATACATATAATATTATTGTTTTAATATCAGCCTTCAACATGAACAACTCCTTGATATTTCTTTAATGCTTTAATTATATCCTTTGTTTCTACGTACAAGCTTGCTCCATCATAATCGTATGCCATCAACATATTAAGAAGGGTTTCATAGTTATTATTAGAAATGGCCGAAATGCGACTCTGCACCTTACGTTTTAATTCTTCAAGCTTATTGTTAAGATTCTGCTTAATATATTTATCTTCCACCTTACAGATAACCGGCATGGTAGCGTAGTTGTTTCCTTCTACGTTCTTGGTGTTGGTCACACGAGCTACCTGATACCCATACGATTTAGTATCAACTACCACAATCTCCCCGGCGCTACACCCTACATAATCATTAAACACATAAGGTCTACCCGAATAATCTCCAAGAGCATTATTATAAAATTGTACATATACTGTTTTCATATTATTTCCTCCTATTATTTTCTAGGGTCTATTGTTTCCCCTTTAAGATGTTGCACTAACCACTGTGAATATCTAAGAATTTTTTCTGCTTCTGAAATTGGCATATCTTTTTTACCCAAGCGCGTAGCGTATTTGATGATATTACCACGAAGGAATCCAGCAAATTCATCTTTTGAAAATGCTGACTGCATTAACTCAATAGGTTGTACTTTACCTGAATAATGAGAATCAAACCATTTACTACTATCCGAACTAACCGCTTCATCACTGGCTTTCTGGAAGGCTTTAACGTAATCCTCGGTAATACTATTATTAACAATTTCTTCAGTTTTATTGGGCTTAAACCCATTGTTAAATAAATCAATGAGCATATTAATCACCTGTACTTCCAAACCCACCAGTACCACGTTCGGTATCAGATAACTTCTTTACGTGTTTAAACTCTACCGGAATCTTAGGAATTAAAATTCCTTGAGCAATCCTATCTCCTTCACAAATAGTTCTTGAGCCAATTGCGTTTTGATTGTTTTCATATAGACAACAGATATCTCCACGGTAATCACTATCAATAAGTCCAACCGAGTTAGCCATGCGTAACGGTGTTTTAGCTCCAGTAGATGACCGAGGGAAAATCAACATCATAAACCCAGACGGAATTTCGCACCGTAACTTAAGGTTTACTTTGGTAACCCCGGACGGTGGAATAATTACACTATCAGCGGCATACAAATCAAACGCTCCAGCTCCTGCCGAACCATATGTTGGTTCCTTGCCTCCGGCCTCATTAGTATATTTAACAGTTACAAATGTATTTAATGTCTTCTTCATTACGTCCTCCCAACAATTTTATCAGTACCAACAGGTGGCCGTTCTTTGCGGTAACACTGTTCAACTATCATCTTTGAATCGAAATAGACACGACTCAAGAACTTTCCGTTAGCCTCAATATATTTCTGTCTCGTAGACGTTTCAATATATTTGTTCCAAGCATCAATGACCTCCGCATCACATGCCGCTTTTCTAGCTCCCTCTGTGGGTTTTGGTGCTAACTCGCAACTCTTTCGAGCTTCGGTAGCCTTCGCCTGTCTCTCGTATAAAGCCGTAAGCTTATAAGCATCTGCTGACATCTGGTCGTAATTTGATAATAGCGATGAGGAATCTCTCATAAGAGAGAAAGCCTCAAGAACATCGCTATCGTTTAAATTCTCGTATCTATATTTTATTTCTTCAAATAGGTCTGAAATTTCATTATAACTGAGCCCCATAAGATTCACCCAAATCTTTCACGAAGTCAATAGCATCACCAATCGAATCTTCGCCATCAAAAGTCTTCACCGTAATGGGCTTGGGACTTGTGACACCCTTGCCCATCACACGATATCCATCAATCTTATTCTTATCTTCTTTGTTCTTCACGGTAGAAACGAAGATAGAACCAGCATCAACCAAAACTTTACCATTTTCACTTAAAATAATCATTATTATTTTCCTCCTAATAATTTATACGTATTTTCTTTTAAAAAGAATAGTGGGTCATAATATGGCCTCGTCACAACGACTATATCAGAATTATCTTGACCGAAATATTTATGTAGCATTTTGAATTTATCATCTTCTACTTCTACTTTCTTTCCGGTAAGTAATCCATTACATAGGTATTCAAATAAGTCTTTTCTTAGTCCATAGCAGAATCCTTTAATGTGGATTACTCCCTCATCAAGAAGTTTATACCAGCCATTACTATGGATATTCCTCTTGCATTCTACAATCAATTCATCATCTTTATACCGTATACGGATATCTCCAGATACATGGTCTTTCAACTGAGGGATTAACTGAGTTGCTTTTAGTGCTCCAGATAAAGGAGTACGTGATGCATCAAAACCAAGCTTCTTTAAATAGTCTTCAACTTCTCGTTCTGCCCTCCTGCCATTGCGACGATTTGAACGGCCTCGTTTAGATGCGTCACTAATACGCTTTACCTTCCTAGCTTTCTTCTTTTCTTCTTTAACCCTTAACTGCCTAGGAGACTTGATATTCCTATCGACCGGTTGGTACTCTTCATAGTCCTTACACCAGTCACAATCATATCTCTTGAGACAGTTCTTCTTAACCGGGCAACTACTCATTCTTAAACAGGGCCTCTAAAAGATTACTCAGCATTTTAATATTATCATCACCACATTCAGTTGTTTTCTGTTTCGCGACCACGTTCTCCCCATGCTTTTCCACCGATTTGGTTCCTTTAACTTTAGGTTCTAATCCCTTAACCCATTCATCCATAAGAGAATCGAAGTCTTTCTTGCAATTACCAACTCCGGCGTCAAGCAACTTAATCATATCGCTATGAGAAAGATT